AATGGAGTAATATTTAACTCCTCTTTAACTTTTTCTATTTCTACAATGCTACTCTCAATATTTAAAGATGCATCCAATCCATCATAATTATTTTTCATAATTTATCAAATATCAGTTTGTTGCGTTGGACTATATTCTTTACCGTCAAAGAACATTTCAATAGATTCATTAAATCCAAAATCATCATCTGGTGCAGCATCAATTGGGTCTGGAGTAACAGTATATCTCATTTCTCGTTTTGCAGTTGCAGTATCAGTCCCTGCATAATAATCAACTTGAACTTTTTTAATTAATCCATCTGTGTTTTCTGAAATAGGACCAAATAGATACATTTTTGCAGTAAAATTAAAAGTATAAATTAACACTCTTCTGGTAGAAAAATCACCCTCATAATCATCAGTAAAAGTGACGCTATCCAAGACAATTGGTATATCTCTTTTTTCTCCTATAGAATCTACTAAATCAACAGTTAAATTAAAAGATGGTTGAAAATATGGTAGAATTTGTTCAACTACTTGTAAAGCATCATCTTGTAATTTACTCATAAGATTTAATTGGAATCCGAGATTATATGGAACAGGTAAATATACTTTTTTTAAATTTTGGCCATCTAATGCTTTAAATGTTTGAGTAACATTTGCTTTTCTTGTAGCATCATATTGTATAGATGTCATTTCAAATGATAATCTTGGCAAACTTATCTGTACAGGTTTATTTAAATTTGCTTGTTGTTCAATCCTCGCAAGAAATTTTTGCATTGGACCATATGCCAATGGAACTCTCATTTCATTATAAGCATCTCCTTCTTTATCAAGATGTTTAATGTAAATTTGATTGAATAAAGTACCAAACGAAATAGTAATTCTTCTAATTATTTGGTGATAGTAATAAGTTCCTAACATTAGTAATTGCCAAAAGGATTTTTTTCTGTAAAATCTACTATTAAATCTGCTTCTTGTTCAATTTGATCGTTATCTTCGTATTTATCTTCAAATTTTGCATCTTGAATATAATCAACACTATATCTTGCCGATGAAGCGGATCCAACTATAATATCTGCTGGTATAAATGTTCCATCTGTTGTTCCGACTTTCAAAATATTTTCATCCTTATTCCAAGTTTTAACTCTTGCAGTAGCACCAGATATTGAACCTGTTACGATTTCATTAAAAATAAATGTCCCAATACCTGTTAAAATTGGTGGAGGTGATATTGTTACGCCTATACCTGAAGTATAACCAATACCAGCATCTGAAAGTAAAACTTGTGTTACATATCCGGTAGTGCTGATAGATACTCTTCCAACTGCGGTTCCAATTCCAGAAGATGCTGAAGAAAATCTTATTGTAGGAGAAACAGGATATCCACTGCCTGCAGTTACAATACCGACTGAACTAATTCCGATTGAATTTGTAACAAGAACGCATGTTGCAGCAGCACCAGCACCAACTCCATTAATAGTTACAGTAGGTATTGTAGTATAGCCAGATCCAGAATTTGTTAAAAGAATTTCTTTTACTGAATATATTCCATTTTTTGAAGTTGTTATTGCAACTGCAGTTGCGTTAACTCCTCCAACAGGAGCAGAAGAAATAGCGACAGTTGGGGTGGAGGTATAATCATAACCATCATTTGTTAGTATAATTTTGCGGATATATCCTGTTGAGGTATAAGCTATTCCTGTAGATTGTTGCCCAAATGATATGAGTTTAAGAGTTGTTATATAACCTTGATTTTCTAAAGTGGAATCAATTTCATCGACAGTAGTATTAATATTATTCCATCCTCCCATTTCATCTTCATATTCAAATAATTCACATTTTAATTCATAAACATAAAGTTTTCCAAGTTGATAAAATGGATTTTCATGCTCCACAAATTTAACTTCAAATATTCTTTGACCCAATGGAAAGTAAATAATATCACCTTCTCTTGGTCTGGATGCTAAACCAATTTCTTCATCATTTACTGCATCCATGAATGGAGAAATAAAATCTTCAAATCTTTCTTTTGATATAACCAAACTTACTTCATCTTTTAAATTCATTCCAAATTTAGTTAAAATATCACCTTGTCCAGTATATCCATCATAGTTGTTTATATACGCTTCAATTGCAAAATTGTCATCAAATTTTGAGGCAGAAATTTCTCTCAAAATTGTTTCTCTTCTCACAAATTTTCTTGGAATATAGATAACTTCAACACCGTAAATTTTCAATTGCTCATTAATTAGTTCTTGAACTAATCTTTGTTCATTTGGTGAACCTTGTAGAAAAAAAGGATTAAGTGCCATTATCCAATAAAATCGTAAGGTGGTAATTCGTAATCCATAGACATTCTTTGTCTAATATCTTCTATTTCTTTTTCTCCATCTTCATACAGTTCTCTACCATTTAGTTCAATTCCACCAGGAAGTTTTACTCCTCTAAATTTAATTAAATTTTGACCCCACTGTCGTTTCATTAATGCCGTAAGATATTTTTTTAGAAAACTATCATTATAAACTTTAGTGAAATCATTTGGGTCTAGTATTCTATAACAATCAATTATAATAAATGTATCTTTTGATTTTGCGTTCCAATCAATATCTAAATACAATCTGTTCTGTCTTTTGTTAAATCTAATTTGTTTATCTGTTGAAAGTAAAAAATCTATATCTTCCAAATAAGTTTTTACCATAGCGTACTGTAAAAGTTCAACAGAGTTAAAATAATATAAATCATTTAAAAATAACTGATACTTAATACTCCACATACCTGCAGAAATTGAACTAGTATCAAATTTAAATATTTTTTCAATTCCTATAATTGAATCTGGAACTTGAATAAAATTTGAATTCTCATAAAAATTAAAAGTAGTAGTTCCTATTCCAGAAATATTTGCTGTTCCTGTTGTAGTAACAATTCCTACTCCAGAGGTTCCATTTGCTTTACCTCTATTTAAATCTTGCTCTGTAATTTTGTATTTCAAATACATCCTTTCGACACCATCAAAATGTCTTTCTTGAAAATATTGCAAAGCATCATCTACCATATCATCAATTTGTTCATCTGCCAAATTAATTTCTAAGACCGGAGCACCTAATCGCCTCAAACAATAATCTATTAATTCTTGTCTACTCGAAGGTTTTGACATTAGTAAGATCCTCCATCTATTATACTTGCCCAGGTAGGAATGCCCGAACTATTTGTTGAAATTATATAGTTTGTTTCTGTTATTGCTGAAGACGTAGATCCTGTAGAAACAAGTTGATCATTAGTATCAAAATATGCGATACCATATGGTTGACCGGGAATATAGTAAATTGATTGACCAACAGTAAGTATACCTGTTATATTTGCATTTCTAGCATTAACTTCATCAAATCTTAAATCATCACTAATGTATAGGTCGCCATCGATATATACATCACTTTTAAATGTTGATATACCAATAAATGTTGAAATTCCACTGACATTTAAATTAGTAACAGAAGCAATTCCTCCAATAACATTTGTTGCAACATCAGCATTTATAGAACCTCCAGCAAGACTTGAGATTACTTTAACAGTATTTTGTTGTCCAACTCTAACTTTAATGTCAGACATTATCGAGTAACTCCTTCTCTTACAAGAACCATTCCTTCAATTACTCTTGTTTTTACATCTGATCTATCAATTACAATGTCATAAACATATCTTCCTGGTTTTAAAGAAATAGTTTGCTCGGAAGTAAGAGATATTGTTATTTTTCCTAAAGTTGGTGGAGTACCAATATTTGTGGTAAAAGAAGTTGCCGTCAAACTACCAGAATATTTTCTCATTTGAGCAGAAACCGTATAGTCAGTCAAATTCAAAGCAGAACTTGTATCGCTAGATTCTAAATTAAATGTTTGACTAAAATCCGCTCCAGCATTAATTACAATATTAGAGACATATACTGCTGCCATTTATTTTATAATCTCTACTTTTTATTTATATCTACATTGAGTCAAGAAACAAAAGAACTTCTTGTTGCTTTAGATATAATTTAAAGTAAAGTTTTGCAAAATTTTTAAGTTCTTCTGAATTTAAATTATCAATTACCCGAACATGTTTTTCATATTCGAATAATTTGTCTATAGAATTTAATGTTATTTCATTTGGATCCATTTAATAACTCCTTCAGTAAAGATTTAATTTCATCGATATCTTTTTTGATATTTTCAATTTCCATTTTTTGCAATTTGCGATTGTTTAAACTATTCATATATTGATTATATGATTGATTGTCGCAATTAATAATAGCACCTGTATGTTCGTCACGATATAAATTTGGGTGACCTTTTACTGGAATCATCATGCCAATGCAATACTCCTTAAATCCTTAAATCTTGGAGAATGTGCTTGATCTGTACCAGACATTACAATTTTAATTGTATAACCAGTAAATAAACCAAGATTAGATGCACTAAATTCATATTCTAAAAATTGATCTTCCAAACTTGCAGGAACAAAAACATCTGGTAATCCACTATTTTTAGATAGATCTACAACATCATAATACCCATCCTGATTATTATCAAGTGTTAAATTATCATATCCTGGAAATAAATCAAATGTCTGTTCAATTTCACTCGAATCTGGTCTAATTAAACTATATAAAACTCTAAAATCTGCAGATGAATGTCTATATGCACTTAATATTACCTTAAGTGCTGATGCTGGTTGAGCAAGTCTAACCGTATTTGAAATATAAATCGCTGCATGAGGATCGTTTAAAATACTATTAACTCTATTGTCTGAAATGTAATCATTGATAGGTTTATTTAATCTATTATTTTTAAACTCTACAGAAGAATTTTTCCAAAAAATTAGAGGTGATAAATTTGCATCCGTAGTTGCTAAATCTACCTTCATAGTAAATGACTTATTGCCACTTAAATAAGTTTGTTCATTTACATTTGAGCATACTATTCTGGTAGTTTGTAACTTATTTTCCGATTCAAGTTGAATTGTTTCGTAACCCTGATCAATAAATGATGTTTCAGTACCATTTACACTTGTTCCACTTGTAGTTTTAATTTGTCCAGTAGCAGAAGTTACTGAACCTGGAGTTAATAACCCAATATGTGGCGTAATAGAATTAAATTGAATGTTTTCTGTTGCCTGTACATTATTCCCCCCACAAATTTGTTCCCTATTGAAAGAAATTTGAGGAGCATTAGATGGACTATTATCGGTAGAACGATCTATCCCATTAGAAGATCTATTGAACTCCACATAATAGCTGTCGATATTAATTTCTGTGTCGCTAATATCATGTGTTGTATTAATTCTCCTTAATGACACGCCGCCGAGTTCATACTTATAGACTAAAGAGTTTAAATCATGGCTCGATATTATTGTGGAATCAATTCCTCTAGTAATTGCAGTAAGTTGCCCAACGCCCACACTTTCATACCTAATAATCTCATCATCAATTTTAACATAACCAGTAGAAACACCAACATTTAAATTTTCAAAAGTTCCAAAGTTAGATGTTGAAGCAACACTAACTGTTGTGTCTGTTTTAGATAGTGGGGCAGATAGTGTTGTTGGTGGTACATCAGATTCAACATTCGAAATAATTAATTTATTAACATTAGAATACATGCCATGATCATAGTGATTGACTTTAAAGAAATTGCCCGAATAAACTCCGCCAGTAGCAGCAGATCTTGATGTGACAGTTGTTGATGCAAGAGAAACTGTGTTTCCAGAATTATCATAATAAACTAAAGTTGAAACACCAACATTTATGAAAGAATTTCCCTGAACATTTGAAAGATATAATGTATCACAACCAGTAATTCCTGTAATAGTGATGCGAGCATCTTTACCTGATGCGGGTGTAACTGTAGATGTAACAATTCCAACAACATCACCAATAGCATAACCATTTCCTGGATATAAAGAAGAAACTGCCACGCCAGCAATTACACCATTACTTGCAGTAATGTTTAATCTTAATCCAGATCCATTTCCACTAATATTGTATGTTTGCACAGTACCTGTAGTATAATTACTTCCACCTGTTGTAATTCCTACCGAAGAAACAGAACTTCCAGTTCCAACAATGTAACCATAACTTCCAGAGTATGATACAGATTGTGATGAAACTTTTCTACCAGTTGTTAAAATTCCAATCAAAGAAGAATCATAAATTGTAGTAATTCCGAGTGTATATTTTCTCGGCAATATTGTAATCGGATTTGAAGTTAAAGTAGGAATATAACTATTACTTTGATTTAAGGTTGGGTTACTAAAAAGTACGCTACCAGTTTTTGTAGTAAAGTTTGCTTTATAAAGTTTAAACTTCAAATCTTGGTATTGATTTGCAGTCCAAATAGATCCGTTTTGGGATTTAAACAAACTTCCTATTGCAAATTGTCTAGAATATCTAACTGCCTGCGAGTCTGGTAAATTTGCAGTTTCAATTGTTTTCTCTCCCATTTCAGCAATCCAAACTTCATACTGATCGGTTTGTGGTGCAAGAAGAACAATTGCATATTCTAAACCAGGAGCAAGATAAATTGGGTAATCAAAAGTTACTCTTGTAGGAGTACTTGCAGTTGTTGAAGTTTCAATATCACTTGGTTTTAAAGTAACTGGATTCCCAATTATTGTTCTTGTTGGGGTGCCAAGTTCAACAGTTCTAATCTCAACCGTTAAAGGTGCATTATTTTGGTCTTTACTTGCAAAGAATAAATCAATAGCAGTTAAATATGCACCATTTACATCTTCATTTGGTTTATTACCATTTGTTGTGTCAGCAACACCACCAACAGTAAATGATTGCGCTAATGGGTCTTCAAAATAAATTGTATTTGTAGTTGTTGTAATTTTTTGTCTTTCTTCCCAAGTACCCTCTGATCTATAAATTGTTTCTGCTGAAGAAATTAATTTACTACCAGGAAGAGGAGTTTGATTTGTTGAACTTGAAGTTAATTTATAAACTTTAGATCCAGTTGCAATTCTAACTGCAGGTGTTGGATTTGCATTTGGATCTCTTAAGAAAAATGCTCCAGAGACAAAACCATTGATATCAGTAATTAATCGAAGATCTTTTACATATGCCACTGCACCACTTGTTTGCCCAACTAATTTCATACCTATTGTCAAATAACCAGAATATAAACCTTGTACAGATTCGCACAATGAGGTAATATCTACATTTAAAGTTTTTGATGATGCACTATAAAATTCCGGAATAGTTTCGTTAGTTAAATATGGATTAGTAGTATATGTAACTGAAGGACTATTAAATGGACCTTCTTTGTGATTTGATGATGCAACTCTAAAAGATATATTTGCTCCATTAAATGTTCCTTTTACAGTTTCACCAACTTGAAATGCTGCAGAAGAACCATAGTTTTGAAGAGTAGAATCTGTTGCAATCTCAATCAATTTTGGAATAAAATCAACTCCACTATTACTATCTAAAAATTGATAGACTCTGGTAAGAGGTTTTAAATTAACCGCATTAAATCCTGTGTTTCTAGATCTCATGTAGAGTTCTGTCCCACTAGAAATTAATCTATCTTCTACATTAGTACTTACACTACTACCAACAACACGAAATGTTCCTGTAGCTCTTAACCAAACCCAATTTGTCTGATTTATATTTACATCAGATAAACGAATTGTTCTTACCCAACTATCACTAGATGGATTTAATTTTATAGTTCCACTGTAAGATATCACATGGAATGGATTAACATTTTCAACTTTTGTAGCAAATGGTTGATCAATCCAATCAAAAGATTGATATTTTAATGTAATTGCATCTCCAGTTTTTTGAACATTTGAATCAAATAATGTAAAATTGTATGAATCAAAATTTTCATCAGAAACTGTTGTTGAAAGTACTGGTCTAAGATTTAGACTATTTTTATTAATTTGAGTAGTAAGTTCATCATTTTCTTCATTAACCTGTACTGTAGATAGTTGATTATTAATCAAATCCGTATTTTTAAAATCATCTACAAAAAATCCAGTTTTAAATCTATTAATTCCGTTTGCATCTTGTATTTGCAAAGTTTGAGTATTAAGTTCAAGCAATGATAGAGAAGTTACTCTTTCTAAATTTTCTACCCTATCTTCAATTTTGCCAATGTCACGCATAGTATATCTTCTATTGTCTGATAAAGAAACTGATGCGTCTTTTGGATTATAGAGATATGGTGGAAGTGCGATGGTTGCAATTTCCATCACATTGTCTGGTTTGATTGGTGGTTTTGGGTTTATTGATGGCGAACCTTGTAAAACAGTAAAAACACCTAAACTATCAATATATAATTTATCAATTCTTCCAAGATAAAAATCATAACTGACTAAAGAACTTTCATTTGGAGACAAGATCAATTTTGGGTCAGTGCCAAAAGATCGAGAATCAAAATCAAATGGTGATTTATTTGTTGAAGAAAATACTGGCACTCTTGGTCTAAAATCTAAAGTATCTGATGATCTGATATTATTCTTACCAATATTTGGGATATCTTTAGAAAATCTTTCCTGATCATAACTATCTACAGTAAATACATCTCCAGTATCGGATGATGGAACTGAATAATAATCAAAAATAACTAAAAGTTGTCTTGATGGAGCACTTTCTCCAGAATTTCTTACAATTCTTGAATAATCATAGTACTGTTCTCTTTGACCTTTATCTAAAGTAAATTTATTAGTTATATTTCTATAACTTCCTAATGTGATGGATGATAAAGTAGTATTAATGTTTGATTCTTCAAAAGATACATTCTCTCCAGCAATGAATTTGTTGCCGTTAAGATATACAATACCAAGAGTGTTTGTGGATGGTTTATTTACAATTCTAGCAATTGCATTACTTGTTGTTCCTATAATGTTTTCTCCTACAATTGCATTATTATCTACATTTGCGATTGAACTAAATGATAATCTATCCAAAACCGGAGCACTTGTGTTTAAAGACTCGTAAATTGCAATTATCCTAACAACATCTGGATAATTTAAACATATTTCCTCATCTTGAACTCTAAGACCATAGTATTGATTATAAGTTAAACCATCATTTATAGATGTATTAACTCCAACTCCAGATTGAGGATTTTTAGATAATATTATATTAATAGATTGAGATCTATTAAATTGTTTAACTTTACTTTGAATACCAGATTTTACAAATGTTGCATTAATTGCAGAAATTTGAGTATTTGCAATATTTGAAAATGTAACCTGTGTGGAATTTGTAGCAATTAAAACCTTATCAGATGTTAAATTTTCAACTGTTCCATCACTATATGCAATTGAATATCTTTCTTCATCAAATGCTTGGAACCTTGCCGTGGTTGAATTAATTCCCAGATTAAATTTTCCAGTATCTACAGTTAATGTTTTTGAAGAAGGTGTTAAATTTGTATTTGTTTGTGCAGAAAATGTGATTGTTGAAGAACTTAAATTGGTTGAAGCAATATTTGAATCTGGCAATTGTGCATATAGAAATCCCTTTTCTTCATTTCTAATTTTAGCAATTCCTAAAGAATAACCAGTAATTGTTGATGCTACACTAGGTAAAGATCCATCGCAAACAGAAGTTACATTTGTAACTCCTGCTAAAGTCATGGATAATAATGATGGAGAAACAGATACAACTCTATTATAAGTTTCTGTTGATAAACCCGATCTTTGATATCTTATAATATTATCTGTAACAATACCACTTAAAGTTCCTGGAGTTGAAACTGTTACAGTACTAATTCCTCCACTTGATGCAGTGATTGATAGTGTTTCTGTTCTTAAAACCCTATCCAATTGAGTGTCTGCTACAAATGATGTTGTAAAACCACTTGGTTGAGGTTGATATACTGATTTAATATCTTCAGTATTGTAAGATTTAATCGATAAAATTGTTCTCGAAGTTACTTCACTTTCATTAATTAAAATTTGTTCTCCAACTGCAAAAGTTCCAGAAGTTTGTCTGAGACTAATTTGAGTCCCAGATGCAGCAGAAACGACATAACCACTTGCACCGCTACTTTTGCCTTTAATATATGAAGTTGCTGGCACTTCAGTTGAGCTAACTGATTGATTTAATGTAAGAATTGTATAAGTTTGAACATCAAATAAATATAAGTCCCAATTTGTAGATGATCCTGTATATGCTGCATCAGTTACATTATACGCATATACTCTTGCCGATCCAATTGTAGACCCTGCTGCAACTATAGTGCTATCTTTTCTTCTACTTTGCAAATAAATTATATCTCTTTGTTTTGGAGATCCACTTACATTATTAACTCTAAGTAAATTTCCCATTTCAAAAGGAATATTTACTGAGGATACTGTTTGTTTTGTCCTTGGTTTGAGAACATCAATAATTTCAACACCAGTTTTTTCAATATCATAACCTCTTACATAAGCTTTACCTGGAGAAAATTTTACACACATTAAATCATCTGATGGAGTATTTCCTTGATCAGTTTTTTCATTATTAAAAAATATGCCATCATTGCCAAGTCTATCATTTAATGAATTATTTAATGAAAATTGGAATGGTGTTACTACATAATCGCCAGATTCATCATATGTTCTTTGTGCCAAATAATCTTTAATAATGGAATAATTTGATTTGGTTTCTATCTTTTTAATCGCACCATCTTTAACTTTTAACAGTTCAATAAAATCAGTATCATTTGTATCAGTTAAAAGTTTTTTACTTAAAATTAATGAAATTTTAAATCTATCTGCACCAGGAGCGGCGTAATTTGTGAAACCCTTTGCATTATCATACAGTGTTGAATCATCCTTAGCAGTAATAATTTCTTCATTTACTCTTAAACCAACTCTATAAGAAGGAGTATTGGTATAGTATTCTAAAATTATTGTTTGCTTAGGAACACGAACAAAGGTCCCTCTAACAAAATATATACCATCACCGATAGAAGCTGCTGAACCAGTTGCGGTAGAATTTTCTGTAATTGTTGTTGCAAAAGGTGTTCCCGAAATTATAGTTGATGTTTCGTACTGTATATCTTCTGATGCCACTAATTGCTCATTATCTTGAAATGGATTTATTTCAAAGTTCTTATCCGAATCAAGATATTTCACATATAACGTTGGATATTCAACTTCCGAATTAGGCAATTGTACATATTGTACAGATGCAGTAACTCCAGATATTTGTCCAGTAATTTTTTTACCAACAAATTTTGATAGATAGTTTGTTACATAAACATTATATTGAAATGGATTTAATTTTACTGCGTAAAATTGATTATCATAAGTAATATTTCCTGGTATTACAACTGACCCCTCTTTAAAAATATGACTACCAAAAGACTCAACTTGACCCTGTAATATTGATTGAAGAGTATTTAATTCACGAGCTTGTATTGCTCTTCCCGGATTAAATAAAACTTTATAATAATTTTTGTCTCTCGCACCCGTATCTTTTTCAGAAAAGTCATCAAAATATGGGCTTACATTAAGATTAGTTTTTTGAGCCATTTTTTAGAATTCCAGGATAATTTTAATGTCTTCTTTTTGTCTAGAATTTCTTGTAACCAAAGGTCTGTTATCAATATAAATGATATCTCCTGACTTATTATTTATCTCTGGAGTTGCAAGACCATTTGTAAATTGAACTCCAAGATTTATAACTTTATTAGGACTTGTTGTAGTAATACCTGAGTACGTTCCAACAGTTGCGGAAAAAGTTCCAGTTTCATTAACAACTTGTTTTCCAGACTCAAACCCAAATATTGTATTGGTCGATGATGAAAAAAATGATGACATATCAATAAAGTCTGTATGAGTAGAATATCCCCCTCCACCATAATAAAGTGCTCTATCTTGAGTATATTTTAAAACTTGTGTTTCTGAATCATATGAAACAACATAACCATATGCAGTTCCAATACCATTAGATACAGATTGCTTTATTTTATCTCCAATTGATGGTGTTCCCGTAACAGTACCATTAAATCTCATTGCATAAACTGAAGAAAATTCATTATTGGAATAAACTGTTGTATTAATTCCCGTAGAGTCATATACTGTTGGATTTTTTAAAATACCAACCTGAGCAAATTTAGTATCTATTGGAAAATCTTTAGTCGAATCATCAAATCGGGCATAAATTAAAACTTTATCTGCACCTAATTCTTTATATACATCAAATCCATGACCTTTTGATGGTGGAATAATCGGAATCAATTCTGCAAAAGTTCCTGGATTGGCAGTTGTTTTTAAATCAACCAATGCATAAGTATAATTTTTCCCACCAGAGGTGACAGTTATATCTGTAATTTTAGTTGATGTATCAACAGTAACTGAAACTGTGCCACCAGACCCATCTCCAACTAAATTGCAACTTAATGTTCCTGCAGAATAACCCTCTCCTGGATTTTGAATATAAACTTTTTTAATTTGATTTTCATTTAAATCAGAATTTCCATTTTCCCTAATTGCTGTTATTTGGGCATCTGTGGAGGTTCCCCAATCATTAGGTACAGTAATATATTCTGTAGAATCAAATTTAATAATATCACTGGGAGAAATGGTATAAAGATATTTCCAAACATAACCATCAGAAGATTTTGATGGCTCTAAATCAGTAAATGTTGGTTCAATTTGAGATGCATTACCGTTTGTGCTGATTCCAGATGAACCGTTATCAATACAAATATAAACCCTATAATCTGAATTTACAACATAATAATTTGCATCATATAAACGTAATGAACCTGTGATTGGTGATGGATTTACTGCACTATAATCTGGTCTATACATTTCATATCTTTGGCCAGAAGTCCAATCAACTCTTTTAATTACTCTCCTAATATTAGCACTTGTAATTTTTTTGCCAAACAGAACAGTTGATTTATAATGATTTACATAATCAAAATTATCTGTTGGATTTGGAGTATTTGTATCCCAGTTGGAATATCTACCAAAACCAACTGATGCTGGCGATGGATTTGATAGACCTACAAAAACATAATATGAATTTGAAGAATTCTGAACAGAATCTATAAAATTTGATGCATTAAGTATTCTAAACTGATCTGTTACAATTGCAGACATTTGAATATAGTTTTTTCTATATTTATAAGGTGTTAGAGAGTCTTTTTAATTGGTCCAATATCTCTTAAACCATATCCTCTTCTTTGAATGGTTGGAAATGTTGTAAGACCAGAATTCACTGTAAATCCAGAAACTGCGATTGAAACTGGTGAAGATGATCTTGTGAATCCAGATAACTTACCCCAAGAGAATTTACCGACTGTAGGACCAGTTGTAGCAATACCAACAATAGAAGAATCTGGGCGAATGTTACAAGTTATTATACCTGCACCTGCATCAATTCCACTAATATTATAAATGTTATCTAAGAAGGTAGTTCCAATGCCAACAATTGCAGCATTAGAAGAATATATTGAAGTAACACCATTTCCAACTTTAGTATCAAAAATGTAAATTGGATAACCAACTGACAAATTAGTAACTGATGATAGTGTAAATTTGATTGCTAAATCTGTTCCAATTCCAACTGTTGTTCCAATTCCAGTAATATTTCCAGATGTGCCACTAACTACTGTAATACCAGAAATATTCTCATATGTTGGATCTGGTAGAGGGACAATAACCTGAGGCGTGATACTTGTAGTATATCCAAAACCAGGATTAGTTATTGTTACTGTAGAAAGGGAACCATTTGCAATAGAAACAGTTGCTGTCGCAGTAGTTCCAATGCCAACACCAATCTTAGGTGGTGCAGATATTTTAACTGATAATGTAGAACCAACATAACCACTACCTGCATTGTTAATTGTTAATGCTTGAATAGTCCCCGCAGCAGAAACAGTTGCTGTAATAGCAGCGGAGACTGGATCTGGAGAACCAGAAACAATTAGAGCATCAAAATCAATGTTTCCTGGAGATTCGCCTTCATAATTAAAGAATTGTGCATTATCTACATAAACATCAGTATCAGTAGATGATAGATTTTTAATAATTTTTGCTGTTGGATAAATTTGCGACTCTATTGAATCTCTTGCTTTTGAAACTACATCTCCATCAATAATTTTATCAACTTTTTGTTTTGTCCAACTCAATGGTTTATAATTTTTAGTATCTATTCCCTGTAAAGTATAAAGTTCGGTTTGAATCACATCTGATGTAGTAATACCAACAACAGTTCTTTGATTTTGAGTAGTCGTAATACCAAGATAGTCATTAGAATTAAATACTTGGACAGCATCTCCAGGTTTTATAGATTCGGTAATATTAAATGTAGAACTATCGTCATTACTTCCTCTATAGAAGAATATTGCAACATTATCTTCTACTTTAGGGGCTTCTGTAAATGTAAATGAAGTTCCTCCATTAAATTGATATGCAACACCTGGTTGCTGAAGAATTCCATTTATAAAAATTATTAATAGTGTGTTAAAATCTATTAATGAAGATTCTCCCAATTCAAAACTTAATAATTGCGAATTATAATAAAGAGGAAATGTAGTTCTCGACCCATCTTGTAAGTTATTAATTGAATCAATATAATCCATTTGACCAAACTGCCAAGCAGAAAATGAATCATTAAAAGTTTCAAGAACAGTTAATTGGAACTCTGATAATGGTTGAGAAATTCCATAAGCAGTGACCAGCCCAACTGCCTTAATTACATCCCCTCTCTTAAATCCATAACCACTTCTTGTTATTTTAAAATTAGTTACTTGGAAAAGTGTTGAACCTATGCCTGTTGTTGAACTTGCTCCTACCTCAACATTTAACAATAAACCAATACCAGTATCTGTAGTGGTTCCAATACCTAATCTGGAAACACCTATGATTGAAAGATTTTCATAATTTGGTGGCGAAATATTAATTGTTGGATTTGTATAACCACTTCCACCATTAGTAATGGTAAATGATAGTGTTCCGCCTGCACCAACATTTGCCTGAATAATTGCTCCACTACCAGAAATCGTATCTGTAATCGCAACTGAAACTGGATTTCTATATCCAGACCCCCAATTACCCACAGTTGTTCCTATACCAACTTTAGTCGGAACAATATTGACAATAGTTCCAGAACCATTAAGTATTGCTGTTACAGACGCTCCAACAAGTGGGGCATAACCAAGACCTGGTGTGGAACCGAGAGATACAATCATACCACCTCTTGGTAATTGATTCATATTTACATCAGATTGTGATGTAAAGGTGCCAGTTTCTGTTCTAATTCCAGAAAATACAACACTACTGATTCCAGCATTTTCAATAATTCTAAAATTATTGTTTATATTATTTTGTGTTGTTGGAGTTTGGAATATTCCATTGATTAATACCATACCACTTCCGCCAATTGTTCCCAATCCAACAGTATTAGCACCACCAACTGTTAAAGTATAAGTTTGTCCTATTCCAGTAAATTTTTCGGAAATATTATCATATACCTGATTTGCCGTATAGTCCTTTCTAAGGAAAACTCTTCCATTAAATGAAGCCCGTGCTTCTGGAAGATTATCAAAATCTGAAGATAACTGATCCTGCAAACTTCCTTCTGGAGCATCTGTAAAATAAACTTTATTTCCAGAAATATTAAATGAACCCCGATAAACAGATGCGATTCCAGAATTCGAGTGTGAAGTTACTGATGAACCAACAAAACCTCTTTTAACTTGTACTAATGGGAAGGTTCCAGCAAAAGAAATTGGTCCAGAATATGTTGTTCCAAATCCAACATTAGTAACTTTCATATATTCACTATCAATTTTTAAGACATCTCCAAGATTAATTGAAGAAATACCACTCAAACCAAAAATAGTTGATGCAGTTCCAATTTGGCCCCCATTATTGACAGTATAATTTAACAATGAATATGCTATAGGAGATTGGATGATATTATTAATAGAAATGATGGTTTTTTCGTTTTTCTTCACCATCTCAAATTCATGAGCATTTCCAGAACCAACCGATGTAAATGTTACATATATTCCAGATAAAGCATAATCTTTTCTTGTTGAAATTTTAAATTGATTTTCAGAAATCTTAATTGCATATACTATACTTGGAAGTATATTTGTAACAACTCCAACATAATTTAAAGTTGAACCTATTCCAACAGATGTTACGCCAACTCCATCAAAAGTAGATTTTGGTCTATAAATGAGTTCTTCGCCTGTGCTGAAAAAATGTGGAAGATTAATTTCACCAGTAGAACGATTTAATATTGTCGAATCTGATGGATCAACAGTCTTCATAAAAATGGGAATATTTTCATAATTTAAATCAAAATCTAATTTGTTGATATCGCCATCATTAATTCCAAAATATTTTTTAATACCTAAAGATTCGATTATATTACTATATGCCAAATCTGATGGAGTGTTTATATAATCTGATTCTGAATAAAAACTTTGATTGAAACTTAATACTTCAAAAGTTCCTGATAAACCAGGATCTGGATAAAATTTTAATGATGCTGTGCTGCCAGAAATTTCTCCACCAAAAGTTCCGATTCCAAGAGTGCTTCCTATTGAAAGGAAAGGATATTGTATGGTATATGTGTTATTTGTGTCAGATACAAGCATTACCTGATGAAACGCGCTGCTTTGCCCAATACTTACCCTTATTGCAGATTTTAACGAAGTAAATTTATTTTTATCAAAAGAAATAATTGTTGATGCTGTAGAAACGTTTGTATATAATGAATCATATTTGACAGTCTTTTCATATCCATCTAATTGACCACTTAGTTTAAATCTATATGTCCCAACACCAACAGCAGTAGTTCCAAACCCAACGTTCTTAGATCTAATTGTTACAGGATTGTTTGAAGTATTGGTATAATCAAATTTTAAAACTCCTCCAGTTATGGATGCCCCAAAAGATCCTATAAAATTAGAACTCAAACCATCATCAGTATCAAAATAAAATTCAGATATATTTGTATTTGTTCCATCGTGATCTACAAAAACTTCGACATAATTCATTTCATTAGTTACATTATCAACTAAATGTATCTCCGAATATACTGATTCTATTTTAGAGGTCAGTTCTTGTGTTAATGTAGCAGTTGAACCTGCAGATACTGTAGAAGTTATTCCAGTTAGGTTTATAAAACCAATTGATGATGTGCCAACTCCAGTAACAGAATTTGTAAATGCAGTATTTAAATATTTTACGTTATATGATGAATTATAAGGATCACTTGGATCAAATCTCAAGTAAGTATCATTTAAATTATCAATATAACCATAAATGTTACCAACTTGATTTGATTGGTAACCAGTTTGAGTAGAAAAACCAGTATTTACAGAACCCTTTTCTAAAGTATAAACATCATTTTCATCGTTTAATACAACTAATTCTGTAAATTGAACCTGAGAGTAATCATTATTTGAAATTTGTATCAAATATTTTTCATATTTTCTTGATGGATTAATATCAGTTACTTTTAAAAAGGTACTAATTTTTTGATCAGAGGTAGAAAATTGTGAGCTAATATCATCAATTTCAAGAACTCTATTTGTGCGACATTCTATATAATCCGAAAGTCTTTTCTTTTTAAATTTCAAAAACTTAGAGCTATTTTCATATGTGTTAATATCTTTAACTAAATCAAAATTATTAATTGTATCAATTCTATTTTCATCTATAATATCATAAAGAGAACTTATATATTCAGTCGATCCTATTCCTACAGATGCGTTATTAATAATTTCCGTATCTGCAAAGTTTTTAAGACCGCTAGTATGAAGAAGACTATTGACGGGACTTACAATATCAACCCACTCTTGAGAACTTTTAACTGAGTATGAAAGATTTTGATAGTAATCATTATCTGGTATTACTTGAGTATCTTCATCAAGTTTTCCAATATTATCAGACCAACCAAGTCTTTGTGTGGAAGAATAATCAACAACAAATTGACCTGTTGATTTTTTAATCTCATTTATTGTTGCAATTGAACCAGACTGAGATCCTCTGATGGTTTGATTGATTTCAAGTTCATATGAACCAGAAACCTTAATATAATTTTGATTGCTTGTAACAACTTTTAAGTCTTCTTCAACAAATCCCACTATAGAATTTACTTCTATAGACTCCCCAACAATAAATTCTGAAAAAGATTGAGTAACTTCAAATTTAGGGTAATTATTATAATTTATTATAGACCCAAAAAGATTTTCTGATGTTTTTGCAATTCCAGGATTTGTTGTCAGTCCAGATAAGTTATATTCTAATCTTCTTTGAGATGATGTTCCACCATTTATATAATTTGAAACAGTAAAAAATCCATAACCATAATTTTCAGAATTTAAACCATCACCTTCTGTACCATATTTTTCAATTCCTTCAACAAAAATTTGATCTCCGATTGAAAATGGTTCAGAACTAAACCCATTAAGTGGCGTTAAAAGAAAACAAGTAACAATACCAGATGAAGAAGATTGTACTGATTGAATTGATATTCCGTTTGTATTATTGATTGATTTTATAGTTACTGGGGTTTCTGGAAGTCCTTTAGGAGAACTAATAATTGATACAGATACGATAGAATTTGCTTGAATATTTGCTGCGAGTGCTCCAGAATCAATTTTTTGATTAGTGTCGCTATTAATAATAATTAAATCTGGGGCAGAAGTATAATTTTTACCACCATCAGAAACTGAAATACTTGAAATTGTATTAGAATTTTCAATAATTAAAAGTTTTGCTATAGAAGATTCTGGTCTTAAAGTTTTATCAGATGAATATTCAAAACCTTCATTGAGAATTCGAATTTCATTAATTGTGCCGATTTTATCAGACTTTGGAAGAATATAAGCACCTTCCCCGTTTGTTGATTCTACTCCTGTGAATATTGGTAACTTTTTATAATTAGAACCAGGTGATACTGTTCTAATTTTTGAGATTCCTCCTAAAGCAGTTGTAGAAGAAGTTGAATACTCTAAAGTATCACATTCAGATTGAGTATAAGAATTTCTTTCTGGGGAATTTGATAGGGATAAGGTAAATGTTGTTGTCCCAACACCAGAAATCGAATAAGATCCATTATAGTAACTATCAATAAAATTAATCTGAGAATAATTTTGAACTTCTCTGTCTGCAGTACTGATGTAACCAGATTTTTCTAGTGCATAGAAAAGTTGCGATGGTAATTCGGAACTATAATTAATTGTAAGCGAAGCATTTGTAGAAACACCAACTGTCCCAACACCAGTTACTGAGAAACTATTTGTAGATCCTGTCGATACAAATTCATCACTAAAGTTTTGGTCATAGAAAATTTTAAAATTATATCCATTGAGTGACGAATCTGTTAGATCGAATACAAGATTATTGTTTT